CTTTAGGGGGTGTGGGGGGGATTTCTTTTAGGGGGGAACCAGCGTCACCTGTAACGTCATCCGTAACGGTCGTTACGTCACGCGTTACGTTACGCTGACGGTCGCGATACCTCTTCTGGCGCTCGGCTCCAGACGAAGCAGGCCTGCTTTCAAGCAATGAGACGACGCCAGCGACCTGCTCGACCGTAAGGCCGAGGTCACCTAAACCGCGAAGCAGGTCGGATGTGATCTTCATCCCAATTTTAATCAGCCCAAAACGTGATCGCCGCAACTGAAATCAGCCGGCATCCACACCCACCGTGCCCGTAACCCTGGTCGTACGAGATGAGCGGCCCGGCAACCGCTCTTCGTGCCGGCGAATAGCGTAGAGAATGGTCGAGTGGTCGCGCCCGCCGAGGAAATGCCCGATCTGCCCGAGACTGAAACTCGTCTCGTACCGGCAGCGATAGGCGAACTCCTGCCGGGCTAGTATGGATGGGCGATGCCGACGCACGCTCTTCATGTCGAATAGCGAGACGCCGTGCTTGTCGGCCACCTGATTGGCGATCGCCGTCATCGACGTGGGCGGGGGGATGTGGGGCAGCACTTCGGTGCGACCGGCCGCCATCCCCGCTCGATACCCGTCCGCCCAGCCGTCCGCGTACTTGATGCGCAGTTCCAGGTCGCGGCGCTCGTCCAGCGTCAGTTCACGCAGCGGCTTCGGCACCTTGCCGTAGATGCGCTCGCGCGGGATGATGGGGGTGGGCGGCTTGCCGCGCATGGACTGAGGACGAACGCCAAACTCTGTGCTCATGGGCTGCTCCCCTACGCTGCTTCTTGATGTTCGGGCATTCTCAGAACGGCCCCGCAGTCAGTGCATCTCGGGGCGATGGACCAGGGTTGAATGAGGTGCTGTTCGCCGCACTCCCGATGAGGCTTGGCGCAGCGGACGCAGATGGCCGCGCCCATCGCCAGATGCGAGGCAATCCAATGGCGGTTGATTGCGACGTCGAGGTCATCGGGCCATGCGGTCATCCCCGGTCCTCCGTCCATGACTTCGGCGGTGGCCGCCCCTGGTCCCGCATTGCCTTCAAGGCCTCGTCGTAGCTCTTCGCCCCGTCCATCCTCCTGTGCCTGCACGAGCCGTAGTGGTGGCACGACAGAGGGACAGGGCACGGGGGCTCGTCGCAGGGCATGGGGTCGGGGGCGGACATCAGGCGACATCCGCGAACATGTCGCCCTGAGCGTCGACGGCATCGAGATACCGGCACGCCTGCCGCCAGTAGCTTTCCTTCAGCTCCGTCCCGACGAATTTTCGCCCAAGCTTGAGGCTCGTCACTCCCTCGCTGCCGATGCCCATGAACGGCGAGAGCACGACATCGCCGGGATTGGACCATAGGATGACGGCACGCTCGATCACGTCGAGTTGCAGCGGGCAAAGGTGCCGTTCGTCGTTCGCCTCCCTAGCCATCGTGACGTTGAGCACGTTGGACTGATCGATCGTCATCCACACCGGCTCTGCCCATTCCTGCCACTGGTCGAGGGGAAAGCTCTCTGGCGTGTGGGCAATGGGGTCCGGGTTCTCTCCCGGCTTGACGAATGTCATGAGGTAGTCGGGCATGCCCCCGCGCGACTTGGCGCTGTCCTTCTGCAATTGCTTGTAAAGCAGCCCGACATGCTTGGTCCTGGTCATCTCCGTGACCGGGCTTTTGCGGATCGTGCGGCGCGAGTGATAGATCCATCCCTCGTCCTGGTGGATCTGGATGATCTGGCCCGAAAAATCCTTGATGCCGATCGCGCCGTCTTTCCATTTTGTCATCGGCAGGTCCGAGCAGTGGACTGCGGTCAGCCTGCCCGGCATCGTCACCCGCAGCTTTTCGCGAACGAGATACCGATATTGCTCGGCAAATTCCTCGTCCGTCGAGTTGCCCATGTCGGCTGCGCTGTCCGAATAGACGAACAGTGACCCGAAGGGCGGCGAGTAAACCGACAGGCCGATGCTGTTGTCGGGGAACTGCCCGACGATATCGACGCAATCGCCATTGAACGCCTGATAGTTGACGCCCGAATGGGCGTTCAGGCAGCGGATCGAATCCATGGTGCCAACCTCTCCCTCTTGTTCGGCAGATATTCAGCCTTGACCTTGACCGACCGGCCCATGGCGCGGGCCATCGCATCGCGCATGGCGCGTTTCATCTTCGCGTGATCCGCCGCCTTGCGATCGACGACACGGCCGATTTCATTCTCGCCCTCGGCCACGACGATATGGACCACGAGATTGCGCTTCTGGCCGAAGCGCCAGCATCGGCGCACGGCCTGGTAATAGCTCTCGTAAGAATAGGACCGACCCACGAAGGCCATGCGAGCGCAGTGCGACCAGTCCAGTCCGAACCCGCACATCGATGGCTTGGCGATCAGGTACCGAGCATCACCGGATTCGAATGCCGCGATCCGATCCTCCTTCTCGTCGATCGACATTGACCCGCGCACATCGACGGCGCCGGGAACGGCGGCAAGCAGAGCGTCCGCCTCATAGTCGGTGTCACACCAGATCAGCCACTGTTCATGCCGCTCGGCATCGACGATGCCGGCGAGTGTTTCAGCGCGAGCGCCTACGGTCTGCCGCTTCACATCATGCAGGTTCGTAGCCGATAGGTCGGGCGCCCCGAACAAGTCGGTGAATTCACGGTCGATCGCGCTATCCGCAGCCCGGTGACGCCGCACGTCGTAGGGGGGGAGGATGAACCCGGCATCATCGCCCCCCAAGTCTGACGGCTTCTCGGCCGCGCGGGACCATGACGCCATCCAATCCCAAAACGCATCGACCGCGTGCCCCTTCAATCGCCACTGTTGGGATGCCGTCGACGTGTCATTGATGAAAAACCGGGACAACATTTCGTTGCCCGACATGACCCCGAGGAATTCGGCATGGTTGCCAAGTTCCATGTGATCGTTCGGCGCCGGAGTGGCCGTCGCCGCCATCCTGAACCGGCAATGGCGAAACGCATCGATCAGAGCGCGCGTCGTCTTGCCCGTGAACGATTTCAGGATGCTGGATTCGTCGAGTGAGACGATGCCGAAGTCAGACGGATCGAGCTTGTCGATGCGGTCGTAGTTGCAGATATTGATGCCGCCCCTGACGTCGGAACGATCGCGGACGACGCGAGCGTCGTAGCCCCATCGATCAGCGCGCCGCTTGGTCTGGCCGGCCACCGCGAGCGGCGTCAGGATCAGCGCGGGCGCGTTCGTCGCCTCAACCGCTTTCTGGCACCATTCCAGTTGGCATTCGGTCTTGCCCATACCGGTGTCCAAAAACAGACCGGACGCTCCGGCGCGCAATGCGAAGTCCACACACTCGGCCTGATAGCCGAACAGATGCCCAGCCAATTCGGGCGTCATGCTCAGTCCGCGGCGCCCGGCTCGGGCTGACTTTTTCGCAATGAAATCGAGATATGCCGTCATGCTGCCTTCTTCTCCGTCACTCGGGACAAGGCCGAAGGCTCAACCAGCACCGAGCATTCACGTCCGGTGCCAGACCAGTACAGGTGAATTTCGACGCACTGGCTGTCGTCGGCGACGATGCCGTGTGCGACCAACAGGTCGGACACCGGCTTTTCGAGATTGCCGAGGTCGCGCTTGCGGCCATCTGGCCTGTTGGCCCATATCCAGATGCAGTAGTCGCCCTCGACGCGGGGGGGCTTCTGGGCCTTGAGTTCCCATCCGGCCGCGTTGAGCCATGTCCGGTAGCGTTCGGACTTCACCCTGCCCCGGCCAGCCACGTTGGCGTAGAGGGCATTCACTGACGGCGGCAGGGGAAGCGTGAACGTCATGCGCTTCATCACCCGTCTCCCTCGTCAGGGGCGGGGGTCAGTCCTGCTTCGGGCTCATGAGCCAAGGCGCTATGCGTAGCGCCAAGAACGCGAGCCGCGTCGAGAAGCGAAGCAATATCGTCGCGATGGAAGTCCTCGTCTTGCGTGCGAAGGCGTTCCGCGACTCCGTTGAAGAGTTCCCCCAGTCTCTGCGCCTGCTCACGGGCGGCGTCCTCCTTGGCTTGGCGGGCAGCATCCGCCTGGCGAATGGCATCCATCTCTTCCGCCCTCACCATTGAGGCATGGGCGTACCAAAGGTCCTCGACGCGCCGAGGAGGAAGGCCAACGCGCTTGGCCGCGCGGTTGATTGCGGCCTTGACCAGATCGCCGGCCGGCCGCGGTTCGGCGATACGCCTCAGACGGAATGAAGCTTCAGCAACTGCGCTCACAAAACTGATCCCCGATTTTTCGGTGAACTTTCCCGGCATTCCGGTGGGCTCCTTGGCCATGTTTGGTTGGACAAACACAGCGGGAGCCTTTGGTGGGCACTCGCGCGATGCCGGGCCGCACTTCTTGGCGGGAGACGGCAGTCGGTACGAATTGGAGGTGTCGATGTGCAGGGTTGGCGTGGGGTGGGAGCCCCTGGACGACATCGTGAAAAGGCTGGTGGATGAATTGTTCGATGGGCGAGGTCATGATTCAGAACCTCGCAAATTCGCCA